TGTGATATAACCTTTGTAGAATTCTATCTGAGTAGTTTTCGTTAGTCCTAGATCACTGAGGTATTGACGAGGTTTATAACCAATCAATGCATGACTGTAGATTAAATTATCCTTGTCTTTGATCTCACCATAGCTGTCATAGTATGATTGTGCTTCTACACCTAGTGTTGAGAAGTTAGGTAATAAGCCTTTTTGTATCTGATTGCTGGTCAATTGACTCCAATATTGGAATTGGAATGTTGTACTAGCAATGACATTTTGTAAGGCTGTGTAGTATTGATTCTTGTAAGAAACGATATCACCTTGTAAATAATCTTTCCCTTGATCCCAAGTTTGTATCACACCTGAACTATAAACAAATCCAGGAGCATACATACTACCATCCCAATCAGCAGTTTTTTGTCCAATGAGTTTTAAACGATATTGGCGATTGCCTGTTTCTGGTTGATAGATAACATCGTTAAACACCGTCGTATTGTCAAATATCAAGATGTGTTCATACTGCACTAGATCTACTTCTAAATATCCAATAACACTGGCAGGATTAGTCAATGTCAATTTAAATGTTGTTGGTGAACGTAATACTGTATAGTTGTTATTCCTAACTAGATTAAAGTTTTGATCAATGACCTTGCTACCGTATTGGCTGTCTGTGATACCAGCGGTAATGCTGTTGACGCTGATAGCATTGATGGTATCTGCTACAGGGCTTAACACCAAGATACTACCTGGCTTCCAACCTTGTTGTGCCCAATATAAAAATTCTTTAACTGACAAGTTCCAATCACGTAGCTCACCAAGATTAGGATCCATGTCTGCGAAGGTAAATCCCTGTGCGATTAGATAACGTTGGTAGCTGATTAAAAAGTCAGAGACCTGTTGTTGTGTGCTGAATTCAAAACCATATGGAACACGTAGTTTTAAGTTTTGATAGTTATTGAATATTGTAGCTGTGCTGTTCAACACCGTTGTTCTACTAGCGTTGCTGTTTATCACGCTAGGAATAATTGTAAAGTAACTGTTTTGTAAATCATAGCCACGCACACTGTAACCATTGGTAGTCTTTTCTACGATAACAGCACTGTAGATTAATTTACTTACAGGTACTGGACCTTCTACAGTCCATACTTTGTAGTTTTCATTAGGTATTACGATACTGTTGTTGGTGCTGGTTGGACTGACTTGTTCTGCCAATACTTCAAGATATTTTTGATCAGTGAATCCTGCGGCTGCATAGGCTAGATTAACAGTAAATGATTGGATAAATGGACTGATATATGATTCAGGATTAATACCTTGATTGCGCAGATATTCTGCGATCCAGTTGATATAACCTGCACCTCTATATACAGTTCCTGAAGTAGTATCACCATTGAAGTCAACTTGATCTTGTGTTAGATGATGATTGGTATTAAGTGTCAAATATTGCTCTGATCCTATCACCTGTCCAGTGATTGTATCCTGGAGTGTATACAATGGATTGTATTGTGAGTAATTGTAAGTGTCAATTAACAAGCCAAAGTACTTGCCAGGTTTAGCCAGTGCGATAGCCTGTTGGACTGCAAATGGGAACTCACTGCTTGAACGCCAAGCGTATTCTACAGGACCATATTGTCCTACGGCCCAACTTTGCGCCATCTTTCTACCATTTACTGATTTAGCCATTATCTGTGCTGGGCTTAATAAATTACCGTTTTGATCTACAGGAATAACTTGACTTAGCCCAGGACGAGCATAGTGTGGATCAATACCTGCTCTAGGGCCTTGTACAATAAGTCCAGCTTCTAGGTCATTCCATAGTAATGTATTACCACCAGTATAAGGTGCAGGACCGTAGTAGCTTTCCCACCAATTAGGCATGGTAGCGAAACCTAGCATTTCCCATGGTGTTAAGTGTGGGCGTAGAGTATCGTAGTAGTATTGATAGCAAGCACGCCATGATCCTGGTAGTGCTTCACCAGTGAGTTTATCAGGTTGTCCTGCATAGTTCCAAGTAAAGCTGTCATTGCTTTCAAATGTGCTGTTGGTACTGAAATCTAATTTATTATTGCCTATCCAACTTAAGAAATCATTAGATGCTAATTGATTGATTTCAGCTAGACTATATGCTTCAGATACTGTCCTAAATTTACCTGGTACCACTGACAGTATGTCACCATAGGTGCCTGTGTCTGGCAGTTTAATATTGTTGAATATACGCAGTTCTAATTCTAATAAGAACTGATCTCTATAGTCACCAAAGACAGGAGTAATGCTACCATCATGTCCACGGATAACATTTATGGGTGTCCTATAAGTATCGTCTAGGAATATTTCTGGTACATATGGTGGCCATAGACCTAATTTAGTAGGAGTCTCTGGAATGTAATTACCATCTGTATTTGAATATTCGTTAATGGTAATTACATCACCAACGTTTAATCCAGTTAAAAATATCATTGATGGGGTTGTTGCGCTAAATTCAAAATCTTGATTATTGACCAACTGTTGACCATTCAGATAAACCAATACTGCTTGATTGCTCAACTGTTGATCATTGAATATGTTAGTCAATTGATAGTCAGTGACTAAAGGATCAAATACTGTATAGGTCAGTGTGGTCTTTAGTGGGCCATATGGTACCATATCACTGTAGTAGAATGGGAATGTCTTGTTCTTAACAGCATTAATTTTTGTTATGATAATATCAACACTGGCTGCAGGATCTGTGGGAACAATACCTGGTAAACTGACTGCTAGTTCTAAGAATTTATTTTTAAATTTAGTATATTCTTGTTGAGCATAACGCAAGGCATTGATAAAGTTAGCATTGTCATCTACTAAGAATATAGACAATGGCGCAGGTGCTGAGTGTTGTAGCAGTGTTCCGCCTTGGCTTTTGATATCTATGTCACGTAGGTTGCTAGGGCCAAGAACATTGCCTACGACAGTGGTACTGTTTTGCGCTAGGGCAACTAAATGATTGCGAACCTGACCTAATGTCAATGTATTAATATCAATGTTTTGTGCGTTGACATCTAAGTTTTGTGGAACTTGGTAAAAACCCAATTGGCTGACTTGATCGCTGTAGACTAAAATATCAATGGCATCACCAACTGTCAATGTAGCAGAAACACTAACAGCACTGTTGGCTAATGTCCACTGACTAGTTTGCAAGTATGTGTAATTTTGGAATATTTTTAAGTAAGGTATAGTTGCGGCAGTATTAGGAGTAACATCAATCTTAAACGGATTGTTAGTACCGTCATAGACGTAACTGATCTGTTGATACTGTTTGCTGTTCTCAGGAACTGTTTGCCAAGTATTTCTGGGTTGCAGTGTTTGGCTGTTAATTATAGTTTGTAAATAACCAAGATTGACTTTAGCCGTTTGTACTATACCATTGGTATCAGAATAGGTAAATGTGTCAGTATTAAAATAATTACTAAACTCAATATCGCCTTGTGTACTGAAGTTTCTATAGGTCAATGGAAATCCTAATACTGTGTCAGTAAACCCAGCTGAGTTTATCTTATAACCAAATAAGTTTGTTCCCTTAAAGGTGCTACGAGTATATGTTGAAAAACTTTTACCTGATGGATCTAATACTTCAAACAATGGAAATTGGTTGACTGCTGTTTTTTGTTGATTTTTAATCCAAATGACACCGTTATACCACCATTCACTACCAGCGTACTGTCCTGTTGCCACTACTGTAGTATCGTATGGTATTACATCACCGTCTGGCGCTTTGATTAGCTCAATGTAGTAAGGTCCTGTTGGGACCCCATCTATATCCACAGCATATTGCACTAGTTCAACAAGATAAATTTTATTTTTAACTAGCGGATCTTGATCAGCGGCAAATATCACCCTTAATCCATTAGGATATATAGGTTTACCTGAACTGTCTAATAATGGTATACCAAATGCTGTAGAGTATGTTTTACCTTGTAATTCTGTAAATGCGTCTACAGTACTAGTATCTAAAATATCAATATAATCTAATCCGCGACGACCATAGTTGAACAATAAAGTATCTGCGTCAAATTGAACGATAGGACGTTGTCCACGAGCTTTTTGATCAAAGCTAGGTAATACACCATTATAGTTGGCTGTGGCTGTGATTACATCAACATGGAACCAACGGTTATTACGTGACCAAGCATTACGATCTACGCTTGAACGATTAATTGTAATATAATCTGGGAATATTGTATTAGGATATAGTAAGGCATTTTCTGTGTTATATGCTTCTGGTGTTACCATTTGATCAACTGGAACTAATCGTATACCCCCATTGGCCAATGCTTGATTACCAACTTCTTCAACATAATATTGATTATTTTGATAGCTAACAGGCGTAACATCTGTACCAAATTGTATTTTCAACCCTGTGGTGAATTCTACTCCATTAGGACTGGTATAATTCTGTTGTGCTAGGATATCAGCGTCTACATCAATAGTCCAATTACTATAATCAACTACTTTGATGTTCTTATAGATATTATAATCAACACCGTCTTGTATCCATAAGGTATCTAGGCCAGCAGTTAATAAAGGTTGTGGATAAAATAAACCATCTATATCTTTATAAAATTCTTTATTGGCATTAGCTACACCAAACCTGATGTAGATTTTCTGATCAATCGCTATAGACTGCACAGGAAGTAATTGCAATAATGGATCAGGACTACCGTCAGGATTGGTAATACCTGCGTTAACAAATACAACTTTCCATACTCCATAACGATCAGCAGTGCTAACGATCGTACCAGCATTATAACCCGGCACTACATTTCCTGAATCATCATGTACGATAGGATTAGTCCAGTCAGCATCGCCACCCTGATCGGGCCAATTGGTGGTACTGACAAAAATTAATTGTTTACCATTGAGTGTGCCTGTGATACCTTTATATTGTGGATAATTAGCTAAAAATTGGCTCAGGGTTTGATTTTGGAATTTGTTATAAGGAACAGGAGTTGCATAGTCTACGGTAGCTACTACCTGCATGCTCAAGAATCTATCTTGTGCCGTGCTTTGTGGTACAGCAAATGATACTGTACCGACATCTGTACCATTGTTAACCACACCAAACACATCACGAGAACTGATAGTAGGAGTAGCATTTACTTTACCTGCTAGTGCTAGATTACCGCGTTCACTCTGGATCCAAAATGGAACACCTGGTTGATTAACTATAAAATTATAATTGCCACCACGTGCTAGAATTATGCTGTAGTCAACCGCACCGCTTTCATCAGTAAATATATAACGGCTGTTGCTGGGATCACGGGTAACTGTATAAGTTATAGCCAATGGTAATCCTGAGGTATTGACTGCTACAGGATCAGGACCATCAGGTAACCAATAGTATTGGCTAAAGTTAACAAATTTATCGTATGAAATTAAAGGGTCAAAGCTGTAGTATTCTTGTTCCCATAGGCGGCTTTGATTGTTAGTATATCCACCATAGTATTTGATCTGATTTAATAGATCACGATAGCTGGCAAAGAATTTAATATTTTGCTGTTGATCTTTTATTACCAGGCTTGGCTCAAGTTGATAGTCTTGGCGATCTGCTGTAGGTTCAATAACATAACTATCGCCGCTCTTGTATGTAGGAGCAAACGTGCGGCCAATATATCCATATAAGTTAGTGAGATTAGGTTCAGATACTAACTGATCCATCGTAGCTGATAAGAATTTCTGATTCGTATCAGTCTGGAATATGCTTGGTAAAAATTTAAGCGTTTTTCTTTTAACAGCCATTATACTCTCAATATATTATGAACTTACAACTGCGCCAGTTTGATTCAACTGTGCGGCAGTGATCGCAGTAATTATCTGTACATTCTGCACTGTTGCGGCACTGGTGATGATCTCATTGATATTACAATTAACCTGCATCAAGCTACCAAATACACTGCTTTGGTTTGCAGGCACGATAGTGATACTTGCTACATTAGGAACCAACTGTTGATGCAAGTATGCAGCCAATTCACTGAAATAGAATGTTTCACCAAAGTCCCAATTGGTGATGTCAAAGTAGGTGTTAATGGCAGCTATCACCTGGCTTTGGACTTCATTGTCACTGACCACTACATTAGGATTCTTAATCACTAGGAAGTTAGCCTGTAGCGTAGGATCTGCTTTAGCACCAAAGATAGGTTTAAATGCCGCAGGATTATAAATGATTGTATCACTGATGGCTTTGTAATTATCTAAGCCGCTGTAGTTAGTATCAAGTTCTTCACTGGTAGGTGCTGTTGGTTGACTTATCAATCCGCTGGTGTCTTGAACCCAAGCTAGATAGTCTGTGGCATATTGTTGTGTTAAGATATACAAGTCAATGATGTTGTTTGGACTTGGGTCAATGCGTCTATTATTGGGACTGTTATGACGATATTGGAAGTATAAGCTCTGGCGTCCTACTTTTGCCACATAGCCTGTGATAGGATTTAGAGTATATACAGCGCCACTTACACTCAATTGATAGAATGAATTTGTTGGTGGGATATAGAATAATTGTCCATTTTGATACAGTGTGGCTGCTACCTGCGCATCACGCAATGATTGGTATGTTGATATGATCGTAGAGTTGTCCACGCTGGTTTGTACTATAAAATTATCATAGCCTGTGGTTTCTTGGAAGTAAACAAACTTGCTGTCAATGTTAGTGTCTGGACTGACGATCAATTCAAACAATTCAGGATTGTCAGGCACACCATCATTGTTAGCATCAGCGAATGTGATCAAGATACGATTTTGATCTACATACCCATCAACTTCAGTGATGGCTTTATAGATGTACCAAGTATAGTCAAGTGCCAGGGGATTACTATCATCAGGATTGCTGTTGACTTTCAATACTTTTACTTGATCGTGTACAGTTTGCCCTGTAGTAGTATCATAGATTTTAGTTGTACCATCATAGTAAAAGTCTGTTTCTAACACGCTTTCAAATACATAGTTTAATCCGCGGTATGATACTGTATAGGTTTTACCTACTGTGGTGAATGCGATAAGCCAACTTGAATCTAATCCTGTACCGCTGGTATTGCCTGCGTATGTCAGACTGAAATCATTGGTAGTATTCAAATCACCTGGCAATACGATTTGCCAGCTGGCCAAACCTACATCATAGCGTAAGCCAAAATTAGCGAATGCCTGGATATAGCTGACCATGGCAGCCACTTGTGCGTTAGAGAATGTTACATTGAATACAGCAAATACTTTATCAGCGATAGCACCTGTAGGAACATTCTGGCTGATGGTTACTGGGCCACTACCATTAGGTAAATTACCTTGACCATCGTTAGTTCCGTCGCCCACTACCAGTTCAACAGATCCATAGATATAGTATTTGTCACCTGAATTGCGTGGCGTGCCTGTTTGGATGGTATTAGTAGCATCAAAATAATTACCAGCGCCTGCTGAATATCTTACAATAGCACCTTGTACGATATATTTGTTATTGCTGGTTACTGCTGATCCAATTTGCAATATGCTACCAGCGGCATTGACAAAGTATCCTGTTGATCCATTAGCGATAGTAGTTGAACGATTCCAATAGATATTGTCTAATGCTATCAATGGATAGTTGGCATAGAAAAACTGTGTAGTCTCTGGTGCTTGTGCTATAGGTGCTACCTTGTCATAGATAACGCGATAGATATCATTGGTAGTTGTGTAACTAAAACTAAATGTATTAAGGAATGGATCACGGTATAAGATACCATCATCAGCAAAAATGTTTGTGCTGGAATATTTGCCAGTTACGTCAATGACATCTAGATAACGACTGATGCCTGAACTGGTACGATTAACTGCTTTAATCTTTAGGATGTCGCTGAATAATGTATAAGGTAAGATATTGTAATCTTCACCTGTGATCATACGATTCTGTGTATAAAATTGTTGTGGGGCTTTTTGGCGAACGTCATCTAGAGTTTCACGTGCAGATGAATTGGCCACTGTATATTGTAAGCTAGCTGAAATCGTGATAGTTTCAACACGTCCTGTTGAGCTGACGTAGTTGATGGGCATTACCACACCTTGCATTTCGTCTGGTGTGATTTTATACTGTAGGCCATTGCTGACTCTGTAGTATAAACGGAAACTGCCTTGTGGAATATTACTGAAACTACCATCACCAAATACTAGATCAATTTGATCACCAGCGCGACTGTTGACTTGATAGATATTTCTGTTGGTGCTTTGATTGTAGATAACATTGGTCGCAGCCAC